AATGGTGCCATACTGAGTGGGAGCACCATTAAGAATGAACTTCAACTCGAGCCCTTTCATGTGGAAGCGAGAGAAACCTTCCAACTTTTTCATAACAGTCGGATGGTTCAAGTATTTCTCATACGGGTACGTGGCAGCGTTGAGGTAAGCACCTTCGTTCCAAGGAAAATCAGCGATCTTGATAAAACGGTCCATCCACCTGTCAAAGGGGGCGTGCGTTTCCGAGTTCGCATATTGAGTGGGATCAACTTCCGATGTGAAATCGGAAATTTCTCCGGGCGCAGCTGTGAGAAAATCTACCAGCTGGCCAGTGTTGTAATTGTTGTCTGTTGTAGCAAGTGGGGTTGAGTCGCCCGCCTACACTTATTAAGCGAGACGACTGTTCGTTCTAAAGTCGGCCAACTAAGGCCAGTAAGCTGCTGCACGAAACGTCCGTGAAATAGAACTATATTCACGTCGTATAACGTACAGCAGTGACGTGTTTTCGCTCACGCGGGGTACGTCACCCCTGGTCGGGAAGCCGACCAGCTATTCGCACTGAGAGTCGTCGTCAGTGTAACCTTCATTTGCAAATTGAAAGTTACCAACGGGCGGGATCTTGGTGCCTGGGTTGAGAAACGTAAGAAACTCAGCCTCAGTGTAAGGGTGTAGAGTTGCGGAAGTCGTATGAAAACGGGTCATTCGCGCATCGTACACCGGATATTCGTGGACGGGCAAGCCAAACTTAGCAGTGCAGGCAACGGCCTGGCAACAAGCTTCATCATAAGCCTCTCGTCCATGGTGGAACTGTTCGTAAACGAAAGCTAACAACGACGCGGCCGCAGAATCGTGTTCGTTTACGTTCTTGATGCGAGCGAGACACAACATCTTGCCAAAGACAGAAGTGTCCAATGGCGCGAGATATTCGCCCAACTCTTCGGACCAAATGAACCTGCGCTTGAGGAAGGTGATGTCGTCCCATGCCTCGTAATCGGGAAAACCTTCATCAATAGTCCTCTTGTGAGCGTCCGTGTAGCCGATGTTCAAGGTGGCAAACCCCGTAGCGATGGAGTTTTGGTGAAACCAAGGGACCGTCTCGGCAACGCCGAGCACGTGATCATCACCATACGTGATGGGAGACACGTGGTTACGGAACTCACTCACCGGAATCGGTACGGTCTGTCTCTTGCTGATGAGAACGAACACGAGGCGTAGTAGTAAGCTATTCCCGATACCGTTCACATGTACAGTGAGCATGTTTCCTGTCGGGTTCAAACCGTGGAGACCGACAAAAGTTCCGAAGAAATCGCACGTCGGGTTGATGATGTCCGCAATTGCGCAAGCTGCAGATTTCAGTGCTTTTGGGCCGTAATTCCCGGACAGCGAGAACAGGCACAGAAAATAGCGACGCACTTCATCCAAAAGTGCGGCCTGCAAAGCACAGTCGAATTGTGCATAATCACCAGCTGCTTGGCGGTTGTCACCACCCATGGCATGCAAGTACCGAGCGATGTTCCCCCAACCGCTCGAGTGGCAGTTCATCCCGACAGCTTGTTCAAAGACGAAAGGGTTACGTTGGGCCACGCGACAATAGGAGAGCAGGAATTGGCGTGCAGCGACGGTTGCATCGACAGGGCTCATTGAAAAGACGCGGATCTTCCCTAAACGCTGTTTCGCCAAGCTGATGGGCTCGTCCTTCAGACACGACGTGTACACAGGTGACACAAGACGGCCGGCCGCCCACTCTTGTTCGATGTAATCCACCCGCGCGTGAAAAAGTTTCAGCGCGGCGATAGCGTTGTCGGTGACAGGGTTGAACAAACCCCTCTTAGTGCCTTTGTAACCGTGACCGGTTCCAGAACTCATGTTGAGGGGGTCGACGTAGCGAATCCCTTCTTGCCCATTAATCGCGACTTCGCGGTTGTAGGGTTGAAGGTATTGCATTTCGTCAGATGGTAACTTGTCGAAAACATGTTGAATAAACGAATTGGCACAATCGCGCAAATCGTCAGGGTCAAGCAAGCTGCTCCGGTTCATGGTGGCTGCTTTGAAATAAATCTGTTCAGGTAACCATTTCTTGCCGCGTTCAAGTACGGGCGGAACTTTCTCGGTCGTATACCCCAACGCCTCCCAATATAGGCGCATGAGGGAGTCCTGAAAGGAAGTGGTGAACTTCGCGCGGTGACCAAGAGAGCCGTACAACAAGTCATATTGAAACGGTTCAGTGGCCAAATCAACCCCATCATTCAGGTGGAGAAAATTCCCGGCAAACTTGTGATGTACGGGAGCCGACTCGTGCTGTGGGCCCAAAAACGGGTCGTCAGCAGCTTCGTTGGTCATTGCGATCGCGAGTTCAGCGTTCTGCGGTTCGGACAAAGTGGGACAAGCCACACTCCGCGCGATGATCTCGGCCAGGCCGTCACGCAAAACGTGTTGAGGAAGAGGGATCGTTTGGCTGTAAACGATTTTCCCGTGTGCGGTCATGGTGGTGCTAACGCCCTCATGGAGACCGATGATTCCACGGACGCCACTAGGTTGGCGAGATAACCAGAGGGAACCACTGTGACCCTTGACAAAAGGTTCTATGGCATCGTCACTGCCAGTGGCTGCCCAGCTGTCGTACCGCTCGTTGTGTGGAGGAAGTGACCGCCACTCAGAAGGGCGAGTGCCCCTGCTGAAAGCGCGGTTGATGACAGACGTGTTGTCAACAGTGCGGTCGATCCACCGCCAATGCTCGGCGGCGTGCCCAGGCTGAGCGTCCGCCAACAAGAAAAACGGGATGATGTTCTTGTACAAGCTGCTGAACGGCAAATACAGTAACGTGTATGGCGTCCCGGGGATCTCGTACCTGTTGCGAAGGGGAACCAAACCGGTGATGGCATTGGTCGAACCAGCGTGTCCAGGATGCTGGCTCGGCGTACCGGAGATCGTCACGCGCATCTTTGCGCCACAAGGCGCTCCGTTGGTTAGTGAATGCGTGTTGATCAGCAGCACCTTGTCTCCAACCATAAGGCCATGACAATGGCACGGGTTCGTCGCCGGAGATGCATCAACGTCTTTGATGATGATGACGCGTTTGAGCGCTTCCTCCAACTTCTTGTCGAGTACGGCGCTATGAGAAGCACCGGTGGCGGAAGACGCAGCGTTCGGAAAACCGCTCCGAATGGTCGGCGCGGCAGAGAAACCTGCGTCCCAGGGAGCGAAACTCTCGCACCCAGATGTAGTCGGAATACCATCATCAGCGTGTGTGACGTCCACAGGCTTGGTGACATAGTAGTACAGTTGCAAAGCGCCAATCCCAAGGACGAGGGAAGCGCTCGCCAACTCAACCTTCCTCTTCGTCTCAGCATTGATCGTCGTCCAACGCCGCATAAACGTTTCGGCGCGCTGGCGCTCGAAATACTCG